ATTAGCCTAAGCCCTGACACTAGGAGCGCCAGGAACCACAGCGTGCTCGTAATAGTCAGCATCGTGGCGGCCCACATAAAGTAATCGTAGATATTGCACATAGCTTAATCCCGCAATCAGATAATTGTAAAAATCTGGCGGGGAATAGGCCATATATAGGCGATAACCTACGAAATTAATGATCACAGAGGCAATGCATGAGGCCTGTATGTGATCGCATAATCTTCCGCTGATGTGATGCTGAGCGACATACAACAGAAGCAAATCTACAGTGCCCGCGCTTCCATGATAGATAGCCATCATCTGGGGTGTATTCGCACACCCTAGCATGATCAAATCATGTGCTTTTGCCGCCAGGAAAAAAGCAGCGATAAGCAATAAACGCGAGCGCCAACCGTTCATTTCGTTTTCTTCGGAGTTTGTGTTTTCACTGGAATCGAAGAAGTCTTTTCATCTGGCGGACGTTGTTGACCGCCACCACCTGTAGCCATGTTCAGCTTTTTCATACTTTTCCTTTCGGGTTAAAAATCATTTGACCAGCTTTGCTCGCAAAACTGCCGCCTGTGCACGGAGTGTCGCTACTCGATCGGTTTCACCTTCACTCAATGGGCGAATAGTCTTGCGATCAATCTCTTCCAATTGCGATAGGATATCAGCATTTTTCATTTCAAAATTGATTCCAGATGATGCGCTCTGAATGGCTATTGCTTCTTCTTCCGTAGCATCACGCAAGCACATTTCATTTTTATCTGCATCGTAATAAGCGATTTGCATATTAACCTCAAACTTTGGAATATCCATAAACTGTAATCGTTCCCACAGCGCTAAAATTACTTGCAGTAGCCCATAGCAATTGGAACCCAGTCAATACATTAGCACGGTTGAATTGTGTATTTTGCTGAGTGACAATGAACCCAGGCGTTGCATTTCGTTGCGATGCGCCAGAAGCAACAATTGTTTTTGCCCGAACTGAATCATTTGCGTTCAGGATATCAATTGTGAAACATGCGCCACTACCAGCCGTTGTAGTTGTGCCTCCAGTGATTGGGGCCGAACTAGCAGCAGCAGTTATCACCGTACCACTAACAAGACCGCCATAATAATTACTTGTGGAATCTGCCGCATTGGAGACTGCAACTCGTAAAACCAAAGAATCATCCGCAGCAGGAGTGATGCCGTCAATGATGATTCGGTAATTGTCATATGTACCGCTGAACAAGCTTAGGAAATCAGCGGTTGCAGCAGCAGCAGGAGTAGTAGGACCAGCGATTTTAACCAACCCAGGAGTAGTAACTACTAACGCTCTGCCGGTAAAAGTTTCATAACTTACTACACGAGCATTTAAACCATCACCACGAACGCGCATAGTGTCACCAGCAGCAGTAGTGATATTAGCATTTGATGGAAGAATCAGGCTGGCACTATTAACCAGAGTAAGAATTCCATCAAATACCACGGTTCTTTCCGCTCCAGAAGGAATAGTAATTGCTGTGATATTTGTAGTGCCAGTTACATGAACTAGATTGCCTGTGGCAGTTGTTAGATTAATATTGGGAGCAGAAGCAATATCAGCGCCTTTAACCTCATTTTGCGCATAACCAGTATGCGTTTGCGTAAATGCTGCGTTTGTTCCATCAGACCGAAGGAAGCCAAGCGTTTGTGCTGGCAATGCAGCTTGAAATGCTTTTTGATTGACCCATCGCGTTGAAGGAATCAGAGAGCTATTATCTGTAAGTGCCGGATCAGTAACAATAGTCGGACTGTTAAATGCGGGGCTATTGAATACTTGAGTGTAATTTGTTGAGTCAGTAGTATTTACACCAGCTGCCAACCCGGTAATCTTAAAACCACCAGCAGGAATATTAGCAAGCCATGGGGATTGCCCATCCCGAGTTACACAATTGGTCAAGCCAGCGGCAATATCATTGCTATCAGTATCGGTGCGAGTTGCATCAACAAAAATACCATTAGCGGCATCTTGTACCCATTGATAAATTCGGTTGAATACTCCGGTGCCGTTATAAGGCATGGCAATTCTCGCTTTCTTTGCTAAACTGCTGTCATTGTAATTCCATCTGGATACTTATGGAACCGTGGCTCATTGCTTTAATTCTTCGTCCATTCATAGCCTTGGCTATTCTTGGGTTTATTGCATTGCCGATTAAATTGCTAGTTCAGCATTATATGCGGCCTTGTGCTCTCAAATCCTTCTTACTGCTGCCCCTGAACGATGGCAGGAACAGCAAACGCTGATCCTTGAGCACCAACACGAAGGATTTCAGCAATCTTACTTGGCGGGACACCAGCATTCCTCAATGCTTCGGCTGCTTTCTGCGGATCGCGCAATGTATCGGCGAGAATGTTCCGCATAGCCTCATCGCTCTGCCCATACAGGAAATTACCTGCTGCTTTGGCATAACCGCCTGGAACGCGTGCAATCGAGCCAATCCAGCTAGGCAAACCAGCTTCGTTAATCAGATTCGACATAGACATTTTTTGTACGGTGTCTGATCCAACTCCACGCCCTGCATTTTGAGCAGCCGCACGCATTGCAGCATCGGACACAACACCTTCTAACGAACCAATCTGTTCCGGCGTCATGATGTTTTTCAGCGTAGCCGATTTCATGCCTGTGACATTCTTCGCCAGTTGATCGCCATTCCTCAGCGCCTGGGCCAATGCATCAGCGCGGGATTTGAATGGGACGCCACCAGTATCAGCGAGAGCAGGAACGAAACGGTTATACAGTTCCTGTCCAATATCCTGTTGGCTGATCGGCTTGCTCATTTCTGCGAACGTTTGGCGAGCTTGCCCATATTCAGGAATCTGCGCCTCAAGTTGCTGAAGGAACTCATTACGAGTTGCATCAGCAGCAGCCTTTTTAGCGCCCATGAATCCCTGCTGCGGGTCCATGATTGCAGTATCAAGCCCCATTTTCAGATCATGTAGAGCTTGACCTGTATATCCTGGCTGCCCATTAGGTAAAGTCGCGCCAAAAGTGCCACCACGCTCGGCAGCAAGATCAGTGGCAGCGCGAGTTGCAGCCTGCATGGATGGGCGCTGCAGCAATGCATCAAATTCAGGCGTAGGATTGAATGTGGCCTTCGTAGCGGCTTCATACAATGGAGCCGTAGCCGTTTCTCGTGCGGTAACTGCTGCGGCACGCTGTTCTGGCGTGCCAGCTACACCACGCAAAGCATTAACCAATGCGGCCTGTTGCGAAGTATCGATATCCCCAAACTCTGCCGGTTGAATAGCGCGGGCAGCACGCTCAAGCGAAGCTAAACCAGCATCATCAGCCAATTGTCCGGCAGTCGCCTGGAATCCGGGCGTTGCAGCAGTGCGAGTTGCAAGATTTTGCGCAGCTTGTTCAGGATTGGACGCAGCGCGGCGCAATGCCTTAGCAACGATCCGAGCACGACCGGCATCAGTGATAGGATCAATCAGCGCTGCTTTGCCGATTTGGGCAGTCTTGATAGCAGCGGGCACAGCGGCCCCGAAAAGAGCGCCAGTGCCGATATTTTGCAGTCGGCTATCCTTTTCACCTACCGGTTGCAAAGCGCCTTGTGCGGCTCCTAATAGCGCTGCACCACCAATCGTATTAGCTCCTGGGATGAATGCGGTAGGAAGAGCGGCAGCAACAGAGCCAGCGACATTGCCAATGGTTCCTGCACCAGTGCGCATCAATGGAGCATCAAGTCGGCGCGATTCTTCGATATCGGCAGCAGTTGGAAGCCCTAAGCGATTCGCGGCTGATTCAGGTAAAGCGCTCCGTGCAAGTTGACCTGCCCCCCTGCCAAGATCAACGAAGGCTTTACCAGCGCCAGCAAGTAGTTTCTCACTAGTGCTCATGCCTTGCGTTGGGTCATATGCCGCTTGTTGGGCAGGCTGAATGACAGAGGCCGAACGTTGGTGGCGAATCTCTGCTGCAATCATCTGTGCAGCTTGCGAATCACCCGCAGCATCAGCATTACGAAGTGCAGTTTCCAGTTGTGCCAGATCAGCCATTAACGGCCTCCATATTTATTCAGCAAATCGTCAAGACTCGGAGCATTTCCCGGCCCTTGCGTCTGTTTCAGTGCTTGAGTTGCCATGCTGCCTTGATTACGTTCAAGATACTTTTGATTCAAACGAAGGATCGTATCTGCTGCCGCTTGCTTGATATCAGATGGAACAGTTGGATCTCCAATTCGACCAGCCATTTCCTTGTAAAGCAGAACGTCTTTATCAGATTGAGGGCCGGACATTTTCGGCATTTTGGACACTAATTGACCGCCGATTGCAGCTAATCGAGCAGCGTCCTGACCAGCACCAGTAGATTTACCAACCAATCCCAATGCAGCATCGCGCAGATTGCCTACAGTGCTGCTAGTGGCACTTGAGATATACGGACTAGCTTCCTGAAGCAAACCAACTACTGATTGAGCATCAGCAATCTTTTGTTGAGATTCAGGCGATTGAGCATTCTTTGCCAGATCACGCGCAAGTGCTACTTGATTTTCAGCCTGTCCTACTTGCATGGCTTCTTGCGCTTTGGACATCAGCGGGATACCTGGCTGACCTTGAGGCTGTTGTCCACCGCTGCGCATCCATTCGCCGACAGCTTGCATTACTTGTGGATCACCGCTGGCTTGTGCCGCTTGAATGATCTGCTGTGGAGTGCGGCCCGCCATATTGATGGATACACCATTAGAAGCTTTGAAATTGACTGGCGCATTAGATTGAGGTTGTTGCCCACCACCAGCCATCCTAGCTGCTTGTTCTTCAGTAAGAAGTACAGGACCATTCGGAGTATTAACCGTGATCGTATTGAATCCGGCACGTCCTGCCGCTTCTTGCCGAGCTTTTTCCCCGGCGATTTGCGGCAATACTTCAGAGCCTTGAATACGGCTAATTTGTGGGCCATTAGGGCCAAAACTTCCTTGAACACCATTAGCAAAATCTGGCGCAGCAGCGACAAATTGACCTGTACTTGGGTTGTATACACTCGTTCCAGCAGCGACATTAGTAACGCCGGCCGCTTGTTCTTTCCCAAGGCGAGCCTTTCCATATGCGACTGGATCAATGCCCTGAGCCAGAAGATTGCGAGTTTCTTCAGGCGTAGTCAGTTCGTTCTCAATCAGCTTCTTAGCTAGAGCAGGATCATAGTTATTCGCAGCCAGGATCTTTGCCCATCGAGAGCGCGTAGCTTGATCTACTTGCGGCGCAGCAGGAGTTTGTGGCGGAACTTCGCCCATACTTTCATCGGTCAGGCCCATTCCAAGTTGAACGGCCTGACGTGGGGCAGCTTGCATATTTTGATCGAACGTCCCAGCAGGAGCTAATGCTCGCAATGCTGCGGCTTGCCGCTGCGCAGATGCTTGGCCTAATGCCGCTTCATCAGCAGCATTTTGCCTTTGCTCATGACCCGCCAGCGCAGCTTGAGCGAGTTTGATTGCGCCAAGCCATGGACTAGTAGGCACAACACGTCCTGACACCATTTGCGACTCAAGAGGCTGCAAAGATTGAGATCGCAACGCATCAGCAAACTGCTGTCGGCGTTGCAAATCAATTTGCTGAGCCTGCAAATCCTGCTGGCTTGGTCCGAAGCTGATGGTATTAACGGTATTTGGCATCACAGGGCTCCATAGTTCACCATCTTATATCCACTCGGATGCATGATAACCGCATCAGGACGAATATTCTCAACCTCATCGGCCATCACACCAACCCCAGGCTGTCCCCATACATAATTCCACTTATAAAGACCGATACCCAAATCATGAGTGCCAATGCGCTCAATATCAGTTTTTAGGCGGCGATCAGAGAACGCGGCCAATGCAGACAAACCTTGACCAATCAAGGCAGATCCCGTTCCAGAGCCTGCAAATGCTGAGCCAAGTCCAAATAGACCACTGGTCAAAGAATTATTACTTGCTTGCTGAGCATTATATGCAGCCAATTGCCCCTGATATTGATTGTTATAAAGACCAGTCACATCGGTATTCCCAACCAACGCTTGCGGTACACCAGAGAATTGAGGTGCAGTTACTTGAGAACCAGAACGCAATGCATTTAGTTCATTCAATGGCTGTTGCCGCAAATAATTCTGCTCATTGATATATTGATTACGTCCTTGATTCTGCAAATTAGCATTTGCAAGGTTCTGATTGAATCCTGCTTGGCTATTTTGAAATGCTTGACCAAATCCCTGCGCTTGAGCAGAATTGTGGAATTGCGCATTTTGCAGTGCCTGATTATAAGCATTTTGATTTGATGCTAAACCAATACCAAATAACCTTGATTGCTCAGCACCACCTCCAGTAATTGCACTATTACGTGCATTACCATATGCGAATTCTTTATTCCTGCTGAAATCTCCTACCGCACGATTCCAAGCATCAGAATTTTGAGCAATACCTTGTTGTACAAGTTTATTTTCAAGATCCGATTGATCTTGTTTCCATTGTGGATCTAGAAAAGCCGTTTGTTGGTTATAAAGAGCGTCACGTTGGGTCTGTAAATCTTTAACAAGATCCTGGCCTCCGATTAAAGAAGGAACCTTGCTTACATCAACATCGTTTTGAATAGACCCATAGCTTACAGGATTGAAATTACCAAGGCTGTTTACTTGATTTGGTGCGCCATTGTAATTGAATGGCTGACCAAGAGTCTGTGTAGTCGTATTAAGTTGACTAAGGCCAAGATTAGCTAAAGCTTGGCTAATACCATTCTGGCTATCCAATAGCTTTTGCTGTTCAGGCGATAATGCAACAGTCTGCGTATATTTTGGAATACCGTTGGCATCAACCCCATTTTGGGTATAGGTCAGATTACCCCATGGAGTAACTTGATCGATGCGGTTCAGCGCTGCATTGGCAATTGCTGTATCTTTATTTTGTTGCGTCTGCGCGGCTGCGACTACATTAGGATCAGGCGGAGCCGGAGCTTTTGGACTACTTTTACCCATGATTTTTCCTCTCTATCCATTTACATTCATCGCGCAGCATTCCATAGATTACGCAGTCATCATCATTAAAACCTCGCCGCATAATACCTTCTTGCTTGAATCCCGTTTTCTCAAGAAACTCGCGAGTATGCCTGTTTCTCAATGGAGTCAGTGCCGTAACTCTATTGCATTGAAGCTGCGAAAAAGGATATTCAAATATTTTCGCTAGTATATTCCTAGTCAGCCATCTTGAGGAATCAGCAGCACAAGACATTTGAATATCATGATCGCGGTATTCATGATAAACAACAGCACCTAATGGATTTCCTTCCTCGTCCATTACTCCAATGGTCTTCATATTGGAGAACGATTCGACATGAGGAATCCGCTCGCAAACCCATCTAGCAATGCTCTCATGCCCGATATCATCATGGGCAATGAAAAGCTTCATAGCACACCACCTAAACGGAATACATAAGTTACTGCTTGCCAATTGGTCGCACTCATATTATTCACAATTCGCATATGAAGAGCACCAGCGTTACCGACTCCTGTCAAACCTTGCCAATCTGTTTTTGTGCTAACGCCAGGACTCCATGGGAACGTATTCCAAAGTTTCGTATTCCATAAAGTTCCGCCTGTTCCGCTAAATGTTGGATTTGCAATAGGATAATTATCATTGAAATCCATATCAATCCCTAACGTAGCAGTCATATTGCCAGTGAGATTGAAAATAGGTTGCGCCATGGTGATATGTTTCTTACGTCCTGGCGATCCGAAATATTGGAAGGCTGTTTTTGCCTCTCCAAAAATATACCCGCCATCATCCGAATACCCTGTATCTGCTTTAGCTACATATGCAGAACCGGCAATAACATTTGAGCCAAAATACAGATCATTTCCTAGAATCTCGAATGTATTAGCATTCCAATTTGTGAATTTGCACCATGAATTATTCACGGCGTTCATCACATATTGGTATTGATCCGCATTTTGTACTTGCGGAATATTAACGAATATTTTATTTCCAGTTGGGTAATAAAGCGCGTGGAATCCAAAGTTATTAAAATAGTTTTCGGTATCACTATTAACTAATACTGAAATTTTATCGCTAAGAGAATCGCGTAATTGAGAGCGATCAGTTAATAGTGATTTAGATAGCGCCGTAAAGCCATCAGTCGTCAAAAGAATAACATCGGAGCCATAGCGAGTATAAAAACGTCTGCCAGGAGGGCGGCCAATAAAGAAATGCCCTGCTTTAGTCCAATTCGATGCATTGCTTGGGTCAGTGCCAGTATACATTAGCACTTCACCTTCTGTCGAAATGAAGCAGGCATATTCTTGAATACCTGCGGCATTATCTATAGTCCATGTAACCATAGCGGATAACGATCCGCCAAGATTCATCAATGAACCGAAATCAAATACTTGGGCCGCGCCAGAAATGGCATTGGGAGCCAGGAACCATACTTTCAGCGTGTTCTTTTCGATAAAGAACAATCGATTGGCATAAATATTCAGATGAATCAGATTACGCGCATCTACACCAGTAATAGCAGGCGTAACAATGAATGTGCCAACGACAGTCGCATTCGTAGCCGGTACAGCGCTCATTGTGTAAGTGAACGTTGTAGGATTCGTCACGGTCACAATGAATGTGCCGTTGTATTCGTTCGGATTAGCACCAGAAACGATAATCGTCGTGCCAGTCGTCAGATTGTGCGGCGTGCTCGTTGTATAAGTCGCAGTCGTGCCAACAAAGGTTATCGACACAGGACGTTGAACAATCGTATAAGTGCCAGTGATCGTAGCATTGCTGCCAGGGACTTTAACGAAAGTACCTACCGGCGCAGCGTTTGCGCCAGGATCGCTCTGCATGTTATAGGTGAAGGTCGTCGCACCGGTAGAAGTCACTTGGAATGTGCCATTAAAGGCCGCTGGTGTAGCTCCAGAGATGAGAACGAAATCACCAGTCACCAAGTTATGCGGAGTGCCAGAAGTGAGCGTAGCGAGCGTTCCAACCCGGGTAATGCTGCTAGTCGTCTGATTAACAACATACTGACCTACAGTCGTCGCGTTCGTCGCTGGCGTACCACCCATCGTATAAGTGAAGGTAGTAGCACTAGTGACAGTAATATTCGACGTTGCATTGTACGTTGCTGGCGCAGCACCAGAAATAGTGACGTTATTGCCAGTGCTAAGCCCATGCGGGAAGATAGTCGTGAGCGTTGCCGTGGCACCTGAGAATGTGATTGATGCAATCGCATATTGGCCCATCACATAAGTAAAGGTATTCGCGCCAGTCGAAGTGATGACATAAGCGCCGTTATACATTGTTGGCGTTGCGCCAGTCAGGCTGACAATCGTCCCCGTAGATAGCAGATGCGGCGCACTGGTGGTGACCGTAGCAGTGCTGCCGGAATAGGTAATCGTGTTAATTGTCTGCGAGCCTAGGCCAGAGACAGCTTTCCATGTCGTACCATCGTAAATACGCGGGTAATCAGCGCCATTTACGGCATAAAGGAATGATCCGCCAGGAGTCGTAAAGTTCACATGCTGCCAGCGTGCATTAGTCAAACCAGTCACTACAGCCGCCCCATGCGCACCTTGTGCCGTAGCATCAAAGAAGGAGCCATCCGAAGCAGCAAACAGTTTGCTAGTTGCTCCGGCGTTATATGCCATCAGGCTTTCTACAGGTGCGGAATAGCCAGTTGACCAGCGCACAAATCCCTTGCGCAACTCTACACTCGTAGTATTCGGGAAAAAGTTGGTCAGGATCGTTGCATCGGTTGGCGGCATAGCGGCCAGCGCATCACGCGCATTCAGTCCACCAGTAGGAGCAGGGAGTGTGAGCGTTTGTGCCGGGGGTTGTTGCGGCGGTCGTTTTTGGCGAGGAATGAACATGCGTTAGTTCCCGTATCCCGAGTCAGGCAAATTCTCCCATCCAATCAATGTGTTAAGTGGATCAGGGGCCATATGCAGCGTCGCGCTGCCTGAGTCATTCGCCTTAGCGATGGACCAGAGATTTTCGAATTCAGATGTGTACTGATCCCCGAAGCCTTTGGCTTGGTAATAGGCATTCTTCAGGCCGACAATCATCAGGCCATCAGGGAAGATGCAAGTATCACTGTCGGCCGTGAAATATTGTTTACGAGCGCCAGTCGAATCCAGAACCACGCCGTTACTAATGTATTCAAAGCCTAGATATTCCGGCGAACTGACAGCAGGCCAGATTTGGAAGAATCCACCTAGATATGTCCATCTGATACGAGGGCCGGTCGAAATATAACCGGATTTAAGCCACTGCCATTGTTGCGGCGTTTCAGGGCCGAGCATTTCCCAATGCTTGGATTTGTCCCATTGAGTACGGTCAATTGGACGATCATAGTCCGCTGGCATTGCGTATTTGGTCTTGCAGAAAGTAATCGGGATGCCGGTTCCAGGTGCGCTAGCCGCTTGAGTCATCGTGACCTGAGTAGCGGAATCCTTGGTCTGGATATACGTATCATTGTTCACGCCGGTAGCAACGATTTGATACGTATTATCGAGTCCGGTCGTATTTGCAATCGCAGTGATGATCGGACTATTAGCTGCTACAGTTCCAGTTGTCTGCAAGAACTGTGTAGTGAATCGATATTCAACACGCAAAGACTGCCAAATATAATCACGCTGCAAATCATTCAAAACGCGATTCAGCAATGCAAATAATTGAATCGTATCGGTTGAAGTTGAACCGGCTACTAATGTAGGAACTGGCAATGCCATTTCCTGTGTTGCAGCCTGGATGATTTGCAGCATGGTTTTCATGAATTAGCTTTCTTTCGGTGGTCGTCCACGTCGTGGAGCTTCTTCGGATTTTACTTCTTCTTGAGCGCTTTGCGTTTGATTTGCCATCATTTCAAAATGAGCCTGCATCTTTTGCATTTGCTCTTTCATCGCCTGATTCTCAGCCTCCATTGCTTTCAAGCGCTCATCGCTTTTAGCTGCTGCCGATTCATCAGAGGCTAATTTCAAATATCGTTGGGCAGCTTCACGGAACGAATATGGCGACATACCGGCCAGCATACCAATCTGCTGAATATTCGAATCAGAAGCATTTGCCACATCTTCAACAGATAGAAACTTCAATGCTCGCAATTCTTCTGCTTGTGCAGGTGTAATACGCGGCCATTGATTAATTGGAGTCTTACCAGCCAAGCGCTGATCGCCCTGCATTTTGTTTTGATAATGTGCCCATTGGAGCGGAAACCGGCGTTTATGATCATCGCGTACAAACGTCTCTACGATATTTTTATCATCGCCAGGCACATAGATTCGCACCATATCGCAATCATCGAAGATAGGACGGCCTTCTTGTTCAGATCGGAAATTATTCTTCAGCGGCTTGCTAAAGAAAACAACAGATAGGCGTGCATCAGGATTAGAAGCGCCTACGAACTCAGGATTATTCAGATCAGAAGCTAGCATTTGACTCATTTTTGATTCCCTTCAAGTAATTGAGGTAGTCAGTTAAGAAAATGGGGAGCGGACTCCCCATCAATTAGGAACTAATGTTGGCGAAGTAATTGCCATCACCACGGGCCACAAATTCTCCCGCTTTGCCTGCTGGGATCGATACCGAACCGTTTGTAGCAGTCGTACCGATTTTGAAACCGACAGGTGGATAGACAGATAGTGCATTGGCACCATTGTTCACAATATAAAGCGCATCATTTGCAGTAATACGCAGCACTGGAAGAATTGCACCCGTACTAGCAGCTACAGTAGTAAATTCAGTGGTGCTAGCAGTAACTGCAAATGCTGTAGCTTGACTGTTACCTGTTGCAGTTTGACTCAGTTGAATCGAACCAGCAATTGCGGCTGCTTGTGCTGCTGGAGTGCCAGTACCGCACATATCCTGTTGAAAACCAGACATATCTTTCTCCTTTGAAAGATGGGGCCGAAGCCCCATTCATCAGGTGATTGCGCCTTGCGCGTGAGGACGATTGATTTCGACCACAGCCTGGTTAGCAGCAGGAGTGCCAGTAGCTGTTACGTTGATAGCACCCAGAACTTGAGTACCGGCAACAGCAGTAGAGCTAAGCTGACCAGACCCAGCCAAATAGACAGGTGCAGGACCAGCAGCCAGAGTGCCGTTAGTAGCGCAGACAGCGTTACCGTAGATTTGATACCAGCCATATTGGGTTGCCACATTTGCCGACATTGCGACAGCAATAGGGCGAGCCTGATTAGCCGCATTAGTTGCCAGTGCAGTTTGACCAGTTGGCGTACCAGTGGTATTGCCATTATAGGTAACAACCGAACCGACAACGGTCGAAGCGACACCCAGCAGGTAGATAAACTCACCAGCGCCATAGATAGGATCGGTGGCGCTAACGATCATGCCAATCGGGTGATTCTTCACCGTATCGGTAACGTTGATTGGCTGGAAACCTGCCAATGGATTTTGAATGGTGTAAGCCATGTTATTTCTCCTTGAATTTAGTAGTCTTTTCCAAAACAATGCGGCTAATTGTAGTCTGATGTACCCCATATGCTTCAGCAATTACAAACTGAGAAAATCTATCTTTAGCCATTTCTTTGATTTCCTCTACTTGCGCATATGTCAATTTGCTTTTTGTTCCGCGCCTCTGTTTTATATCCATATCCCTAATGTTGTCTTGCAAAGAACCAACACTTAAATGATCTGGATTAACACAAATACGATTGTCACATTTATGCATAATCACCTTACCATCAGGTATCTCTCCTAGATAAAGTTGATATGCAACTCTATGGGCGGACTGACTTCTTCCTTCGTGATGAAATCTTCCGTAACCATCACGTTTTATCTGCGACCGCCATTCATGACAACCGGAAGGCATAATTTCTACCTTCTTTTGGAACCGCATATATACATCAGACCTTGGGCGTGCCATATAACCTCCTTTATTTAAGAGATTACATGGTACATTCCCGCATTGTTTTAAGCAATCAGCTCAGCAAAACGCCCTGGAACTGAGAACCCGACACAGTCAGATTGCCAGCCCAGCCATACAGACGCACGATTGCATCCTGATTGACGGCTTGACGCTCGCCACCGATTGGCACGAAGTTGCGGTCTTTGTGCGGACGGAAGAAGATGTATTTGGTGTTCAGGAACCACATGTGGTTTGCGGTTGCTGCTGCACCAATACCACCGTCCAGAACCACATCGGCTTGAGTGCCTCCACCATAGAATTTCAGGCTTGCGAAACCAGCGCCAGCATCACCACCACCATCCGAGGTAACACGCTGAATTGCTTGCAGCGAGTTAGCATACAGAGCGTAGTAGTTGGTATCAGCAACGATCAGGTCAGGCATGTCAGTACCGCGAACCAGTTGCAGCGCGAGCTTGGTCATGTATTGCTGAATGTTGGCTACGGATACTGCGCCGCCACCATCAGTCACGCCGGAGAACTTCTTCGGCTGCCAGAAAGTCCAGGTTGCGCGGTCGATACCGCCATAAGTGCCGGTAGTAGGCACGTCAGGCACAGCAGCCGCCAGGTCAGTGATATTCTTGCCGCCATTACCAGTACCATCCTGATAGATATCAGAGCCGATACGGTTCAGCAGACGAGCTTCGGAAACCATCATGCGACCATCCAGCAGGTAAATGATTTGTTCCTTGCCGCTGTTTTGCAGCATTTCCAGACCGGACATGGTCACAGCATCGGCATATTGCTTGATGCTGTATTGTGCAGCAGAAATCGGGCTATCTGGCGAAATGTTAATCGCCTCATAGCCAGAGTAGGATGCGCTGTTATCCGTGCTCGGATCGTTGTACATGATCTCTTCCAAGATCACGTTACCACCGGAGAACGGTCGTACATTGCCGCGTGCCTTCAGGCGACGCAGAAGTGCATTGTTGTTAGTCAAGTTGTCGGCCAGTTCACCAGAGCGGCTCTGGATCGTGGTCGCGATAATATCGGTAATTTGAGAGTTGGCGAAAGCCATAATATTTCTCCTGTTTTAGACAGATCAAACCCGGCCTGGCTCGACGGAATCAAAAGCTTCCATCAGTGCGCCACGCCTATCCTTTGCGGTTGGGACTGGAATCATTGTGCTAGGAGTAGCACTTTTCACTTGTCCACCACTCGCTTTCGCTTTAGCTACAGATACTGCTTTCGCCTGTTGCTGGCTTTGCATCGTGGTCTGCGCAATTCGATCCTGCTCAGCCTTCCATGCATCATCAGACAGGCGCACAGCCTTCGCATAAGCGTCATCAAGGTCTTGGGCACGACCTGCCTCTAGTAATAGAGCCATGTCCCCGCGTACCTGCTCAAAGTGCGGATACTTAGAGGTATCCCCGAACTTTGCCAATTCTTGGTGTACTGCCGCTTGCTCTTGTTGCTCGCGCCAGTTAGTCACACCACTAACCTGCTGCTTAATCATTTGAAGCTCTTGCATCAATTGCATGGCAACTGGATCAACTTGGCCCTGCTGCGCTTGTCCGACCGCTGCCAGAGGAATCCCATATTCCTGTGCAAGCTGGCTGAACATCTGCAATTTCTGCTCTGGCGAGCCCATCACTAGAGTGCGATGAGCATTGCCAAGATTCTTAATCCATGTTGCCGGTTGTATGTTGTTCTGCTGAAGGATCGGCATGAACTCATTCATTACACTGGTCAACTCGCGAGCTTGTTCAGCTTCGCCTTTAAACGCTGCTACGCCACTGGCATATTGCTTCTCGCGCTCAAAGTTGTATTCGTAAAGCTTTCGTGCTTCATCTGGGCTTAGAGCTTCGCCACGGCCCAACTTATCCTGAATCGGACGGTATTCCTTGCGCCAGGTCGTCAACTCACGTTGAGTCATCTGTTGCTCATCAGGCATAAGCGCCTCTTTTGGCGCGTCTACCTTCGGAGCTTCAGGAGCAAATTTGCCCTGCTCATCCCTAGCACGGTCGATTACTGGTTTTGCTTCTGGTTGCGCAGTTTCAATATCATCAAAACTTGCGGCCAACATATCGCGCCGGGATTCCGGCTGACTTACTTCAATTTCTTCGTTCATTTAATCCTCTCAAGTAATCGAGAAAGAGTTATTTCAATTTTTCATTTGCCGCGCGAATAAGAGTATCTTTTAATCCAGGCGGCGGCGCAATATGTTTCTTTGGTGCTTGCAACTTCTCGTTTCCTACTTCTACAACATTATGATGCTTTAAATGTGCTCTATGCTGAGAACGACTAGTAATCCAACTACCATCGCACATACTCTGATAGGGCTGAATATCAGCGGCTACCATTGGGGCGATTATTTTACGCTGCATTGTAATACCACAATGCTTAGGCAAATCATCATTCATCTTGGAAATTGAACGATAAATATCCTCTTCATAGCCGCATTGGCATATCATCGCGTAAATAGGCATTATCGATTCACCTCATCATCAGCACTTTCAGCGGCATTAATCTGCTGGCTGGTCAAAGTAGTTTGAGCAGTAATCTGCGCTTGTTCTAATCGGGCTTCATTATTCATCGAAGCGATAAGCACTTGGATTTGACCGCGCATTGATTCCAATTCCCTGGCATTAGTTTGGCGCTGCATTTCCAATTGAGCCTCCAAGCGAGCCTCCAATTGAGAACGTTGAGCTTCCAATTGGTTGCGATTCTGTTCTTCTTGAGCCTGAAATTGCTGGCGGGCCAACTCAAGTTCTTTCTCTGCCTGAATCTCCCGATCTTTCAGCATGGCTTGCAATTGAGCCTTCTGCTGTTCAGCTTGTAGGCTGGCTTGTGCGGCCATTTCCTCTTTGCTTGGCTTAGGCTGAGGATTCTGTGCTTCTTGAGTCAATTGGTCGATCATTTGATCAATTGCGCCTTCTACGGTCTTACCGACTTTGAATCCGCTTACGCCATATTTGAGAAGAAGAGCAGATAAGGGAGCAAGCTGGGGAGCTTGCTGAACAGCAGCCATGGCATCACGCAGGAAGCCAGAAACGGCGCCCAAAAATTGAACACGGTCATTTTTTTCCTGTTCCTCATTCATCTGCACCATGGAATCGCTCGACACTTCGATACGGAAGCCCATTAGCGGGCCTTCGCGAGTTTCAACTTCTGGATTCATAGCACGATCACCCATTAGCAATTGGATTGCCTGAGGGATCATTTGTTGATCTGTTGGTTGAATTTGGTCAGCCGCTGCAATCTTGAGGAAGTTTTCAGGTTGGAAGTGTTTACAGATAATCTGTGCTTTGATCTGCAATAGTTCAGTCGCAAACTTGACAACCGCTTCCTGATTGGATCGCAGACGCATGCTGCCATATTGGCCTTTGAGCTTCTGTGCACCGTAAGTCTCTTGTGGATCAGACGAGCCACGGACGATATCCGAGATACCCATCAACTCGTAAATCTCGTTTTTGACCGCCTCCATGGCTTGGTAAGCTTCATTCAGCGCTGCAACGATAGGAGCAATATCAAACAGATCGATTGAGCCTTTTAGGCCTGCTTTCTCTGAGAAGTTCTGGAAGCTCTTGACAGGAATCAGATCCCCGTTGCCAGCTTCTTTGAACAGGCGTGCAAGTTCAGGAATTGCAGCATCATAGACGCCTTTCACTACGAGCATCTTAATCAGGCCATCAATGCGAACAGCCAGTTTATTAAGCTGCTGAGCCTGATCCTGATATTGTTTATAGTCTGGAACCGGGACTAGTGTATCGCTGGTCAACGTGGCATACAGAGGGCGAGGGCATGGGAAGAAGTTTTCAAGGGCAAGGGGATCAGGGCGCTCATCAATGATCTGTTTCAGTGTCTTGGAGAACCAAATGGCCTTCTGATTCTCTTTATCCCAAATCTCATAGATGCAAGCCTGTGACTTTGCATCTTGGCTACTATTCTGCGTGAAATTGCCGTTATTGATGGCGTCAGGCTTGGTATCTAAAGGAATGCGATAGGCAATCTCTTCACCAAAGCGCTTAATTAGCGCATCACGATTCATATAGACTTTGCGCCATACTGCCGGGACTTCTTCCCATGTGCGCGCTACTACATGTCCAAAATCCTTCCAGTGGACATAATCCACAGGGCAGCATTCATATTCAATCTCTTCGATCTGCTCGCCTTCGACACCAGCATCAGCATCATCGGTAACTTGTAGACCATCCTCAGGCTCACCAGGCAGAGCAACGATATGTGGCTCATAGCGTACCCATGCTTGACCGCGACCACCTAGGAAACGATCGCGCACGCAGTTTTCCATTGCAGCGCCGTAATCGGGATAGTGATCAACTTCAAAGCAAAGTGCGCGCTCAAGCAAGAGTGCAGCTACTCGACCAATAGGATCAGTATCACGATATCGCCTGGAAACGTCAGGCTTAGGAAGGCGGGAGAAGACAGCAGGGAGCAGTGTTTGAATATTCGACCAAAGGATATTGAAATTGACCGCTTGAGTGTTTCGATTATCAGCATTGCTGTCGAAATCACGATAAATCTTAACGATCTTCTCTGCGCGATTCTCCCATTTCTTGAATTCGCGCTCATAAGATGCAATGGCTTCCACCCATTTTTGAGATGGACTAGTAACAATATCTCGATTATCAGTAGTTGCCATTTATATGCGCCCTTGTTCTCTTTTAGGCGTAGAAGCCCACATTTCGTCTAGTGTAACATTATTTTTATTAATACCAACGAATATACCGCGCATATCTTCAGGTTTAGGTGATGGCGGTTCGGCTTGTTGCATTATCTGGCAACCATAACTAAATCCATCGCCATCATGAGATGACCAATCGTGAACCGGATCAGAGCCGAATATCTTTGCTTCTTCGTCATATTCATAACGCCAGTTACGCAATCCATCTAATCCACGTTCACATTTAGTCTGATTAAACTTTACTTTGCCAATCATTACCCTGGCAGCATTAACACGGTCGGCAATGGAAGATCGCGGAACCATTGCAACATGCTTTGTTCCGAATTTCTCAATGAAGATTTCGACCGCACTATGCTTTGCGCTGAATGTCTTAGCTCGCGCATCATGTGGCATCCAGATTCGGCCTAATGCTGGCTTACCATCGCTATTTTTGTATTCCTCAAGCATATTGGACAGCTTATAGCACCATTCCTCTGCGTCGATTGCCCAGCCGCTCGCGTAATCAATGATCTGATAGCCGCCAATCTGAAGCTGCCAGAACCACCAAGTAGCCGTATCGCGTCGGCCTAAGTCGCATGTAATCTCGATTGGTGCTCCATATGGATCATATTGCACATCATCACTTACTCTGCCTTCTTTTTCAGCAGCAGCAATAGAGCGAGCCAAGATCGCACCCATGATCGCAGCATCAAAGGAGCATAGGTATTCCTGTTCAAACTTCGCCCTACCGTAATCCTCGCCGAATGAATCGATATATTCCTTAAGTTCAGCCGCCAACTGGGCGGGTGTCATCGTTCGGCAATCATATGCATCCAGGCGTTGAGCAAATACATCCAGACCCGCACGCATGTTCTTTTCTGCTGCTGCGAATGTCGTATATGCGTGATTCCTGCCCCGTGGAGTTGTGATAAACGCTTGCCAACCGTTGTTTTCAGCGATAATCGGCCGTAAGTAAGCCCTCACATTCGGATTGGATAGCGCCCATTCGGAATAAACGATGCCAGCAGGAGTTGTGCCGACCAGACTATCAGGGTTATCCGAGCCTACGACTTGCCAAGTGCTGCCATTGACAAACTCAATGGTCATTTTGGTGTTGTCTACTCGGCGGCGGAGTTCATGGGGGAATGCCTCATCGATGCGTTTCTTGCCTGTCGTGGGATTAACTGCATCCCAAATAGCTTTGCGAGCCTGGCTGTACTCAGGGAGCATGTGCCAATAATTGGCGATACGCTCAAACGATGCACATGCGGCCCAATGAAGGCAGACAGCGTCTTTGCCAGCCCTTCGCGGCCAGATCAATTCAGCATGACGCCCACCGTTCTCCAGATATGACCATGCGGCCATCTGGTATTCACGTGGCTGCCAGTTATTAGGGAGTTGGATAACACTCAAAGCAGGACTTCCTGCCCGGGCCGAGCAGTAAAGGTTGGCGTACCGGTCGTGCTCTCGGTATCCAATCGTTGCCATGTGCCTGCAGGAGCGATACCTGTGAGCGTACCAGTAGCGTTCTGCGTGATGTTAAGGCCAATGGTCAGCGTGCCGGTATTACCATTTACAAATCGGGCCAATTCCTGAGCACCCGTCGTGCAAGTATTGTTCGTGTATGTCCGCAGATAAACCGTACCCGTCTGCCCACCAGATAGACTCAGAGTGGTAGAGATATCCACTGCATAAGTAATGAATGCATCTCGGCTGGCGGATGCTTGGAAACAGGTATTCAGGCTACGCGTGGTATAGCTGAAGCTGCGCGTTGGGATAGTCGGAATTGTTGGCTTGTTCAGGATTGCCGCCACACCAGATGACGCATTCCAGTCAGAATTGACCTGCGCAGTAGCCGTCGATGACAGAACACCACTTGACCATAGTAGACCTGTGCCAATGGTCGTAAAGGTCGGCGAGGTAGGATCAAATGTTAGAAATCCTGGCGTTCCGGGTGGGCCTACCAATAATTGCTGCGTACCCGTATCGTCAGAGTTACGCTTCAAAACGACCATTGAGTCAGGTCCGGCATATGCGGCCAATGCGATTGCGAATGCAACCAATGCTACGAGCGAACGTTTCATAGTTCACGCCTCCAAGTGTTAGCCCCCACATACATGTAGGTGTACATATCCCCTCCAGATACAGAAGTCACCCAACCAGTAACAGTAGAGCCAGATACGCTAGTTGTCGTAATGCTTTGACTGCTGGTAAATGTGCATCGCTGTCCTGGCTGGGCTTGTCCTGAAGTTGGCATGATAATGGTTAATGCCGCCAATGATCCTGCTGGCGTTACCAGCATTAGCCGATCACTGGCATCATTGGTGAAGGCGACAGTTTGGCCTGTGGTCGGGCTGAATGCATCAACGCCAGGGCGTGTAGCAGCTTGAGCACCCGCAGCGCCCATCTGTCCGTTTCGATTAATGCCGGTCATTAGCTGGACTCCCCCGCGTAGAACTCTACGGTCGCTGTGCCGGTCCGACAAATTGCACTAACAAATTTTGCCGAATCGTTGGGCATGGCAAAGTTCACGTCCGCATTAGGCGCTACATAGCAGCTAGTCGTACTGCCGTTTGCTGGGAGAGTGGCTACTGCTGCTATAGCCGTATCTGCCACCGCGATAAAAACACCTGTAGTGCCTTCATTGACAACGCGCAGAGTATTGCCGGCGTTAGATAGCTGAACGGCTACAGGTGCGCTGGTAGTGGCTGCAAAGGTCGTTACCTTGGATTGAGCGCTAAATAGGTTTGCAGTCTGCATAATGTCCTCAATTTGTATAAAGATGGCCTTCCCAATCCATGCTCACAATCATTGAATTATTGCTTGTTCCAACGCATTGTGGAATGAAATTGAATCTTTGTGCCACACGAATCTTTGTTTCTGCTCTAAGAGTAAATGGCCCCATGTCCGTGCATGTAATCGCTTTAGGAGCTGAAACTGAACCATTCGGATTGCGGAAGTTTAAACGGAAATCCGCGCCTCGTGGAGTGCCAGTTAATCCAGATGATAAAATCTTGGCCTCCATGGAGAATATCTCCAATGTCTTACCAATGGGCACAGTATAAACAGCGTTGGAAAGATTTCCAGTGAATGCAGGGATAATGCCACGTATTTTCGTATTATCTCCTGCGCCACCAGTTACGCGAATAGTGATATCGCCTTGATTCTTTACTCGCTGAGCATTAGAGTTGATCCGGCCAGTCGTCGCACCATTTAGCCACGCATAGGCAGCAGCGTTAGGAAGCGTTACAGGCGTTGTGCCGTTGAGATTAACTGTGAAGGCTGCGATTTCGTTGTAGCTGAAATCGAGAATAGTGAATGTGACAGTTTCGGAACCAGAACCGCCTACCGTGTCATTGGGGCTAGTAGAGACAACTTCCCAAGACTCATTAGCCGTCGGGAAGGTCATTTCGTTGTTTACCCCGGCCCAAATATCTTGAGCAGCCGATAGGCTAGAGAATGCTGTAGCGATCGATCTGGTACAGAGAGCGTTTACCCTTGCTACTCCAGAGACAATGTTACGGCTTACATCTGCTGTGAAATCTCGTTCAATGCCCCCGCCAGATCGGCTCATGATTATTCCTTTGGTTGTCCTCCAAAGCGAACAATTTGGACGCTCAGAGGCGAATCTT